ATTTTCTGAATGGAATTGATTACCTTGTCAAGGTATTGTAATCTTTCTTCTACATAATGAAAACAAATATTCACATATAACTTCATTTTATAATTTGCCTTTTAATAGTTTACTAAGCTCACTGGTTGATCCCACAAAAATAGCTTTATCAATTGTGGTGTTGGTTGATTCTTTGGCTTTGCCATTCATCTCACGCATTTGTTTTTGAATACCTAACAACTCTTTATTTGCATCCACCATATTTTTAAGTAATGTTCCGTAAACTTCAAATGCTCGTGGGTGTTGTCCTGCTTTTGCAATATTGAGTATTTCTTCCATGGCCTCTTTACCTTGGTCAATAATACCTTGTAGATTTTCTTTAGACTGCTGATAAGCGTCACCTAAATCTTCTTCTATATCAGGTTTATTGTAGAGTGGTTTTGTTTTTGTTACAACAGGAAGTTCTTCTTTGACTGTTGGGGTTACATCAAAAATTTCTTCCATTTTTTTATCAAAATTATTCATATTAAATCTTTGGATAGGTATTTCCTATATTAGGAGTTTCGGTAATGGTTGTATTATATGTATAATTACTATTTGCATTAGCCGTTGGTGGATTTGGAGTAGTAACAATTTGAACATAATCAATCGGTTGTACTTGATATGAATTAAACAAATAATTTGCATTTGTATTTAACCCAACGATAGGTTGACTTGATACAAAATTTCCATTAATATCAGTTAAAGTTAATTTATTATTAGACCACAACAAAACTTTTCCTGTTGCAGTTGCTGTATTAACTGAATACCCTTGATATACAACTTCGCCAGTTTGATAAACACCAATGCCTGTATTGGCCATATTAAATACAACTGAATCACCAGAAGAAATTTCACTTAAAATATTAGTGATGGAAGCTTTAATTAATCCAATAGAACTTGTTGGTCCAAACACATAACCTTTAACCGTAAAGTTTAATGTCCAAATAATCATTCTTGGATCAGTATCTCTTGGACCTTCATACGTTGTGTCGTGTGTTGTTGTATTTAACACAACAGGAATTTCTTTAACTTGTCCCATTTCTGGAATCATATTAATTTTAATAGTATAATCTGGTGTAAAATAAGGAAGAATGTGTTCAATGATTTGTGTACCATCTTCAATATTACGAACATAAAGATAAAGATTGAAATCAAAATTATAAGGAACAGGATTGTATTGTGATTTTACTCCTGATCCTGTATTCACAAAATTTTTAAAATTAGTATTTTGTTTTCTTGTTGCATCATATGCCATGCCTACCATTTCAAACGACATACGAGGCAAAGTCATTTGAACTTTTTTATCTAAATTAGGATCACCCTCTAGACGTTGTACATAAAGTTCTTTTGCTGCATATGCAATAGGAACAATAAAACGTTCTGCTTCTGATTGATCTGGATTGTAACGCACCAAAGTAATATCATTGAATAAATTACCAAAACCTACAACCAATTTACGAATAATACGGTTATAAAATATACTAGACATTATATGTTACCAAAAGGATTAGATTCTGAGAAATCTAAAATTCCACTAGCAGAAGTATTGATGTATTGATTATCATACACTTCTTTGTTAGCGGGATTGTTTAATGGATTGAATGTGGCCAAAGTATATTGTGCATTACTTGAAACACCAACAACTGTTCGACCATCAATAAACTCACCGGCAACATTAGTAACAGACAATGTATTTGATGAAGGAATCCAAGACTGAACAATCGCCACAGCGGTAGCATTGGCTCGTGTGTTATCTGTTGATTGATAAACGCTTTCGGATATATTGTAGTTAATATGGTTGCCTGCGCCAGTATTTAAATGTAATGTGTATGCTGAATCAGTAACAACAGCATCAATACTAGGAATACCTGTAGAAATAATTTCTTGTGAGTATTTGAATTTCTCCATTTCCAATTCATAGAAATAAGGAACTTTTCTTCCCAACATAAAGAAGTCTTTTGTTTGATTTGTAAATTTAATCTCAAACAATTCACCAGTACCATTCAAAAATGGAACATATACTAAATCGCCTTCTCGTGGTCGATTGAAAGTATTTTGTGGTACTCTTTGTGTGAATGATCTTTTTGAAACAATAACTTGAACATTGTTTTTAATTTCAAGACCAAATTTAGAAAAGAATTCTTTTTCACCGGCATACTCTAAAGAATTAGAGAGATACATTTCAATCATAAATGCCGATTGGAATTTTTTTACCGGATCTTCACCAAAAAGAAGGTCACGAGCTTGATCGTTATTATTAGGAAGATAGTACGCTTCAAATCCTTGAACCTTAATTGATTCGCATATTAAATCTTCTATAACATGTTGTTCTGGAAGACTTCCGTAAGAATTGAAATAATGGTTAGTCGGCATAGTTCCAGTCCTTAAAATAACCGTCCTCGGGAGTTCCTTTATGAACTCCAACATAAAACATATTACGAGATTTGTCTGTCCATTTATACAGAAAAGCTTTTTGTTTCATGATTAGTTCATGAAAAATTCCAAAGGTGCACCGTAATTCATTTCCATTTCTTTCTCTAAGCGTTCAATCTCATCACAAGCTTCTGTGTAAATTGTTTTGCCATCCAAAGTAACACCACCTGGTAATTGAAGTCCGGCAAATTTACTCAGATTATTTCCCCATGTTCTCTTGATTAGGCAAGTGGCATATTCTTTTAACCAACGATCATTCCATACCAAAGTATAAACATCCGGATTAATCAGAGCATATGCTTCAGCAACTACCACTTGTCCTACAGGAGCTTCTGATTTACCCCACGCCCAATCAATAAACAATCTTTGCATATGTCTTTGGAATCGAATAGGAACTTCTCCAGTAAACATAATTTCTAGAGAACGTAAGTGTTGTGATGTGAGGGTATAATTGATGTACGATGCGGAGGTAAAGTCGTATAACTCATTTAAACGGAGTTGATATCTGAGGTCAAACATATTGATAGTTGCCTGAGAATCGGAAATAGGAAATATACGAGTAATGCCAGCCAGTTCAATGGCGTTACCATCTTGGTCGATAGCCGTAGTGGCATCCAAATACTGGTTGTTTACATCTGTTTGTGTGATGTAATGTACCCAATATACTTTTTGTAATCCGTCAAAGTGATAATCTTGCCAATATTGTAAAGCATCATCAATACGATCCTGAACTTGATCTGGATCTACGTTGATTTCTATGACCGGTGCACCTAACCTACGCAAGCAATAGTTGGTAAAATCTGCTCTATTTTTGATTGTTGCCATCAAATCTCTCCTGTGATGGACTATTTATGTTGTATGGTATTAGGCTATAAAGTTTCCTGATGCTGTGAATGTATGTACCCAATAAGTTAAACCACCATTAACATATGATGTTACGGTACCACCTGTTGCTCTTTGTGTTGAATTTTGATATACAAAAATAACAACACCCGAACCACCAGTTCCTCCACTAGATGTATTATATCCTCCTCCACCACCACCACCGGTATTTGTAGCTCCGCTAGTTCCTGCAGATCCTCCGGGACCTCCGCCACCAGCTCCACCACTACCTGCACCACTCGGATATCCACCTGGTCCGCCACCGCCGCCGCCGGCCCAATATGTTGGAGTGTTTGTTAGTGAATATTGTAAACCTGCACCACCTGAACCCGACACACCTCCCGGTCCATAATTACCATCACCACCAATAGCTCCTGCGCCACCACCGCCACCTGTAGCCCAATTATTCCAACTAGCAGCATCGGTAGTATAATATCCTCTACCTCCTGAATTCCCTTGACCGGTTGTTCCAAGATATCGAGTATTGTATTGATTAGCCGTTCCGCCATTACTGCCTCCACCCGAACCTCCTGATGCGTTTGAACAACCTCCACCAATAATAGTTAATCCATTCCAAGTTGTATTTCCACCGTTTGTTGGAGTGTTGCTTGCTGATCCTCCAGCTCCAACAACAACCGGATAAGTTGTTCCTTGATTAACAGCAGTACCGGAATAATAAACTAATCCACCAGCACCTCCTCCTGGATCACCACTATTTCCAAAAGATGCACCGCCGCCGCCAGCAACTAATAATGCTTGAACATTATATGTGGTTGTTGCCTGATAAACACTCCATGCACC